GTAGCCCTGCACCGTGCGGAGATCCTTCAGGTCGAGAATCGCGTGCGCGAAGCCCGGGAGACCGCGGAACTGGTTAATCCACTGCGGCTCGGCCAGCAGCATCATGTCGCGGGCGGTGACGTACTCACGCGCCTCGGGCAACTCCTCCTCCGCGCCTGGCTGCTGCGCCTCCTCCTCGACGTAGAATGCTACCGGGCGTCCCTGAGCGTTTAGCACTACGCCATCAATGCAGCGAAGACCCTGGTAAGGCCCGGATAAAAGAATGCCTTCGCGGTCGAGTTTGTCGCTGCTCGGGTTGTGGATGCCTTCGCTCGGGATCAGCTGGATCGCCGGAAATGCGGTTTCGTACTCGGTCAGGATGGCGCCCACATCGCCGTCGCGATCCACGGCGACCGACGCCAGAAAGAGGCTGGTCTGGAAATCGCGGCCGCTGATGTCCGCGATCGGGTACCATTCGTTGAGCAACCATTCGCGAGCCGTCTCGCCCCAGATCTGATCTGCGCCCTCGAATTTAGGCAGCCAGGAACGGCCGACCGCGTACATCGCTTTCGCATCGATCGCGCCCTTGGCCGGCCCCAGATTGGCGTATAGCTTGCGCGAATCGCTCAACAGCTGCTGGCGGTCGGTTGAATTCACCTCGCTGGAGATGCTGCCGATGGTGCGGACCTCGAGCGGGCGCCGCACGATCTCCTTGCGGTTCGTGGCGTCGAAGAGAGCGCCCAGCGCTGCGCGGAATCGTTGCGGAAGTGGCGTAGGCATGGTCAGCGAAGAAAAGCAGCGCTTTGTGAGACTGGTGCAGTAAATCCGGCGTCAATCGTCTGGATGGCTAGTTCGCTCGCCGTGATTATGTCTGAAATCGTCGTCCCCGGGATAGCTTGAACCGTGATGGATTTACCATTGAGCGCCGTGCCGACGATCTGACCGTTCTGGGCGCTCATGTCGGTCCACTTTGACGCCTGCAGGTCTTCGAGCCATTTCCGCGGGTTGGCCGCGTTGTTCCGCCTCGCTTGACGCAGCAGAATGGAGACGAGGATTTTCATCTAGAAACGCTCGGCGCGTCAACGTAGCCCGGAGTGCGTTATGTCTATCGCCGAGATCTCGGGCGGCCGCATCTCGCCGGTCTTGCGCAGCGTGGAGAACTCCACGCGCAGGTTATCGCGCACGATGCAGTAGGCTTGACGCAGCGAGCCTTTAACCAGGCTTTCCGGGTGAACCGGGCAGCCAGCCTCGCGCAGTTGCTCGAGCTTGCTAAAGGTCTGGAAGTATTCGGCCGCGGCGAGTCCGCCCATGATGGCGAAGCGGTCGTTGATTCCGCCGAATCGGCCCCACCAGGGTGTCAGCGCCTCGTTGATGATCGGCGTGTAGGTCTGGTCGAATGAGTGGAAGAACAGATCCGGCCGGACGCGCACGAACAGATCGACATCGCCCACCGGGTGGTCGCTGTACAGCTTCCAGCCTTGCTCGAGTTGCCAGAGTTGGCGCAGCACGGCCTGCATCGGAACGCTGCGCGCATACGGCTCAAACCGCACCGGCTCCACTGGATCTGGTAGCTCAGGCTGGCTTGGCTCGACCTTGCTGATCAGCGTTTTTGGCCGGAATAGTTCCTGCGTTATTTTCCAGTCGTCCGCATCTTCATCCTGCACGGTCGAGATGTAGAAGTGCAGCGGTTTCGGCAGATGTCTCGCGACATGCCACTTGAACGTGTGCGCGCAGGTTTTCCATGTGCGCATGTGGCCGGCGATAATGATGACAGATCCCATAAATCAGGCAGTGCGATTTAGAACAAGCAGACCCCAGTCGGAATGGTGATAACTCATCACCTGCCATTCTGGATTGTCAGCAAGGAACTCGAGGATCGGCTTGATGATACCTCCGCCGTTTTCTCCGCGGTGAGCGAACAAGTAAACATCGTGGAAAACGATGTACCTACGCACGACCGCAGCGTGTTTTAGCTCGGCCTCGACCTGGTCTGCGTTGTGCAGCGTGTCGATAAATAGCAGATCGCACGGCTCGATCAGATCGAGCTTGGACGTGTCCGCTCGCTGAAACGTCCACTGTACCGTTGCGCTTTGCGGAACCTCGACTGATGCCGCGGCGATGTCATACGAGCGGAGCGTGCCGCCTCCGCCTGATTCCAGCCCGGCCGCCAGTGCGATGGTACTCTGACCAGTGCGCACGCCAAATTCGACGACGCTGCGGCACATTTGCGCCAGCTGGTGCAGCTGATGCATGTGCGGGATCATGTCTTGGTGTCCGTGGGAAAGAGCGCGGCTCTCAAATACCCTCTGCAATGTGGTCATGTTTTTTCGGTGGTTTCGGTTTTTTCTGGTGATGGTAAAAGCTGCAGTGCGAGAGCCACGGCGACCTGCATAGCCTCGCAGTCCCACATGTGGTTAGGCCCAGTCTTCGTCCAGCGCCACTCACTGCGGCCGGTGCTCTTGCTGATGCGCTCGCGCTTTACTTCGCCGCGCAGGTGGCGTGCGTACTCTTCCCCGTGATCAGCGCCGCATTCCCACGGATGCGAGTTGCCGGCGACCAGTGCCGCGAGCACATCCTTAACTGGATCCGACGCCCAGAACATGTAGCGCGCATATCCGCCCGGCACCTGCGTCTGCTTGATGCTGGAATGGAATTTCTGGATCTTCTGGCCGTTAGGCCGAATGTGCACGAACGAGTCGTCGCCGCTGCCGTGGAGCGCAGTCCAGCCGAACCTGATACAGTCCTCGTAAACGTGCGCGGTGCTAAACTGCGCGTCCTGGAAGCATAACTGCGACTCGACGCCGAAGTGCTGGCGGATGCCATCGGCCTGCTCGGTCGTGCTGAGTTTGCCACGCCATAGCAGCTGCGAGCCGCCGTCGCTCTTCCAGGCTCGAACGACGGCCCAAAAATGATCGCGCTGGCGGTCGATCGTCATCATGCGGCGCGCCTCGTTCTCAAGCTTCTCGCGGCCACGGGCGTGCATGTCCGCGAGCGTGTAGGTTCCGCGGAGCTCGACCGTCGTGCGGTTCAGCTGCGCCTCTTCGTTACGCCACGGCAGTGCCAGCCGTTGCATGTAGAAATCGCGCAGCGGATTGATCTGGCCGCGCTTCTTGAACTCGCCGGCCTGCAGAAACTCGACCGCCAGCTGGCCCATGTCCTCGGCAAGAATCGCGTTCCAGTTAAACGATCGGTGCTTGCCGTCGCGATCGGTCCTCGGCGCAGAGTAGCGGCCGGTGCTGTTCCAGCGTGCCCTGGTGGCGGCGCTGTTGGCGTGATCATGCGCGCAGTGCGGACAGATCCACCTGGTGGAGTTGCGCACCAGCTGCTCGTCCCACATGCCGTTCTCCTTGCGGGCGCCCTCGTCCCACACGACGCAGACGCGCTTGGCTGGATCGTCGGCAGCGCGGCCAAAGAATTCGAGCGGAACGAATCGCTGGCAGCCGAAGCATTGCACCGACCAGATTTGCGCCGTGCCCTCGTGCCAGAGCCGGTCGAAGTCATCGTCGGCGTGCGATCCCTGGCTCTCGTTTAGGATCTTGCTGATGCCGTCGCGAGCATAGGCCGAGACGCGCCGACGTGCATGCGTCAGCAGTCCCTGCTTCCAAAGCCAGCACTCGCTGTTGAGCTTCCAGCGGATCGACTTGCTCTGTAGATTGTTCAGGTTGGCCCCGTTGATGATCAGGTAGAAATCACCAAAGTAGATCTCGCAGGTGGCCGCGTCGTGCTTGTTTTTCGGCAGTAGCCTGGCGACCGGCTCGCAGTTGCGCAGCAGATTGCGGTAACGGCCTTTCACATGCTCGGCGGCGCTCTCGTCGTCCTGCTGCGTCCACATGATCGGCCCGGGCTCATTTGCGATCGCCCAGAGGCTGCAGATCTCGACGAATAGCGTTTTGAGCGTCTGAATCGCGGCCCGGCATGTAACCTCGCGCACGCGCTCGTCGGCGACGGCCTCGAACGGCTCGAGCAGATGCCGGCAGGTGCGAATGTCGAATGCGCCCTGGCGCGCGTAGCCTCCGCCCAGCTGCACGAAGTCGCGCGCCCAGTCGTGGATCGGCCGGCGATCTGGAAGCGCCCAGCCGCGACGCCAGCCCTGCAGGATCTCCAGGCTCATGCGCTCTTTGCCTCCTGGGCGGCTGCCTTGCGTCGTGCGGCTTGCTCAGTCTTCCAGTCCTCGAGCGCGTTCTGCATCGAGACGCAGACAAGATCCGCATGCTCTCGGGCCAGCCGGCGGATGTCGCTCACATCGAGCCCGGCGACCTTTGGCGGTAGCTCGGTGGTAAAACCCTGGTACATTGCTGATTTCACCCGGGCGGCGAGAAACAGCAGGTAGTTGTCCACATCCTCGGCCGGGATCAGCTTGGCCTCGGCCTGCGCGATCTTGATCTGGTTAAGTCGCACCTCGCTGGCGAGCTTCTCGACCAGCAGTTCCTCGCGCCGCCGGCTTTTGCGCGGGCCTGCCTGGCCGAGCCCGTGCCGGTCGATGAAGTCGCGCCAGTCGGCCTCGATCCAGGCTTTAGGCGCGTCGTCGTATTCGCGCTGCCAGTTGCGAATCGCGGTCGATGAAACGTTAAGCGCTCGTGCAAGCGCCGTGTGCGTCTTATGCTCGCTCACTTAATTCGTTTTAGATCAAGGACCGCTTTTTCAACCTCTGGTAGATGACGTGCGATTACTGTCATAGCTCGCTCCGTTTCCTGCTGCTCGGCCTGCTTCGTGCGCGTGCGCTTTTTGCCGAGCTCTGTAAATGACCTTGTCAGTTCGCCAAGGTCTCCCGTGGACAGTCGCAGATAAAGCCACATCGCCTCGGTGCTTTCTTCATCGGTCCCCATCCGTCCAACTTGCAACATCCAACGATGTACTTTTTTACGACCATCTAGCTCGGACCATTCGATAAGACGCTCCGCGATTTCACCAACTAGCTCGGCGCGTTTTGAACGCTTAAGCTCCTGCCACGGATGCGTGGTCAGGTTCGGCGTCAGAGGCACGAAGTTCACTGGTACTTGGCTAGCGGACTTTCCAGCATGCGCTTCAGCTCGGGCGTTAGCGTTGACTCTAAATCAAACATCTCGAGCTGTTCTTTCGTTTGAATTGGAGAAAGTTTTAGATCCAAATTTTTAAGCGCTCTTAGATCTTCGTCGTATTCGGCGATTGCTTGCTTTCTGGCTGCTGCGATTGTGTGAAAAGCGTGCCTCGCATGGTGGAGGATCTCGCTGATGCTCTTGTAATTTTGACCGGTGCTCATCGTGGTGCACACCGTGTAATTATTCCACGTTACGGCGCAAGTGAGGGAATGCGCTACCTTGTCACCGGAAAAAACGTCGCGGTTGATCGCTTGAAATACAGGCCAACGGATCCAGTGCCATCGTTCCGCCCTTTAGCTTGTATTGCCGATATGTAGAACCGCGGTAGCTCGTCGGCGTCAGCCGTAGGACTTTGCGGCGCCGATGTCAGCGGATCTTCAGCTGGCCGGTGTAGCAGCACGATCTTGTCAGCGTCCTGCTCGATGTCGCCCGACTCGCGGAGGTCGTGAATCCGCGGCACGCGCTCGTCGCGCTCGGAATCGCGGTTCAACTGCGCGAGCACCATCACGACGCAGTCATTGCGCAACGCGAACTGCTTCAGCGCCCGCGAGACGCGCCCGACGCTTTGCGCCCTGTTCTCGCCGCGAGCAGGTGTAGCGTCAGGCATCAGCCCGATGTAATCGACTACAACGAGCCGCGGCGGCGTCTGCCGAGCACGCAAGACCTCGGCGCGTGCCTGCATGGTTGCCAGGCTGACATTGCCGGCGGCGACGACCTCGAGCGGAGCGGAGGAAATGCGCTGCGCTGCGTCGCGAACAGCCTGCACGTCTTTCGGGTGCGTTCTCGGAGTGATTGCTCGCAGCGAGATGCCGGCGATCGTTTGCGCGAAGTTAAGCGCCAGTGTGCTGCCGATGACCTCGAGCGAAGCGAACAGCACCTGCTGGTTTTGCTTTAGCGCGACATGCAACGCGATCTGCCTGGCGAGCGAAGACTTGCCGACACTCGGGCGCGCCGCGACGACGACCATTTCGCCGCGCTGGATCAGCCCGAAGATTCGGTCCATGTCTTGAAAGCCCCAGGACAGTGCGCCTTCGCGCATTCCGTCGCGCTCACCAGAGATGCGCGCCGTGATCTCGGCGTCTGCCTTCGTGAGCGATTCCGCCCAGGATTCGTTACGCTGCTGCGCCTCGATCGCTAAGATCCGGGCGCCGGCTTCGCGCACCAGATCCTCGGCCGGTTCAGATCCGGCTTCGCGGATGTTGGTCGTGATCGCGCCGGCCTCGCGCATCAGTTGGCGGAGGATTTCGCAATGCCGCACCCGGGTAGCAAAGAACTTCGCCCGTGCTGTCGTCGCCGTGTTGCGCGCCATTGCGATGACGTTATCCTGCGTGACCTCGAGGATCGCCTGCGTCGCTTCGCGGTCGCCCTTGGCCGCCTTGAGCTTAACCCAGACCGTCGTTTCATCGACCGGATCGCCGGCCAGGAGCATCTTGCTGATGATGCCCCAGATGGACTGCGCGATCGGATCGACGAATGATTCCTCGCGCAACTCGAAGCCCATAGCCATGCCGACGACGCCGGCAGGATCAATGAAGGCGCAGCCCACCAGTGCGCGCTCGGCGTCCTGGTCGAATGTCGGATCTGGTTTCATGCGATTCCGAACTGGCGTTTCACATCTGGCAGATCGGCCAGGATGTCAGCCGGCTCCAAGGGCTCGGCCTTGGTCGCATTCTTGATCTGCTGGCGCGTCCAGTCGTCTGCCGGCGGAGCCACGCATGCGGCCCAGTGCTTCGCCAGAGCAGACGCCGTAAGAGCAGCGCTCGGGAACTTGCGGCCATAACGATGGGCACGACGTTCGATCTCGGCCGGCGTTACCCCGGGCGAGGCTGCGCGGATGTCGCGAAGCGCTGCGTTGAGCGCTCCGCGGCCAGATTTCGTGAGGCTACGGGCGTCGGTTCCGGTGGCTGAACATAGAGCCTCAAAAATCAGATCTTTTGGCCTTTCTGCCGCGACGGCGTCAGCCGGCGCAATAGTGTTCCCTTCCCCTTCCCTTCCCTTCCCTTCCTTAAGGCACGCGTGATGCACGCGATCGTCACGCGTGGTCAACGCGTCAAGGTCTTGAGGCGAAGGCATTTGCGGTAATTCGCTCGCTCTCTCCTTGTTGTTTATGATCTGGTGCTTTTTCCATGTCGGAATGGCCCCAAACCAGGCGTCCCTTACGCGATACTTAACGAGAAATCCACGCGTGGTCAACGCGTCGAGCACGCGTGAAAAGTCGCATTCATCGTAAGGCAGAATTTGCGCTTTTAGCCTTCTAGGCTCCCAGCGGAATCGACCCTCTCGATCTGCGGCGCACCATAGGCCGACGAAGGCTATTCTGACGGGCAGTGCTGATTCCTTTTCTAAATCATGCAGACCATCGTGCATGAAAAATTCGGGCTTAATTGTTCTGATTCTCATAATAAAAGACCCCGGCACGCCTGCGGTGAAATTTGCCCTTTGCGCTACGCACGCAGAGCAGACGCAAGCGTCCGGGGAAATAAGTTGTTAGTCATTACCGGCGAATTTCACCTCGCCGCGCTAAACCAGAAATTTGATCAGGCTTTCGTCAAGTTCCCCGACGAATCGTCACCAGCACTCCTCCGCCTTCGCCCGCCTTCGCCCATTCCTTGCCAATCGCGAGCATGTCCACCTGGGCGTCGTCGCCCCAGAAACGGCCGTTGCGCGTGATGCGGTCGAGCACCAGCTTGGCGAGGTTGTCTAGATCGGGCTTGCTCGTGTGCGGCCCGGGTGCGCTTTCCTTTACCATACCATTTGTGCGCAAGTGGGATTTCGGCCGCTGAAAGTAGAACTGCAGGATCACCGAGCACCGACCGGCGAACGGCTCGAGCGAATGCGTCCTGGCGATCTCCACCAGGTGCGCATCAACCGCCGCCTTCCAGACATCGGCCGCGTGACTGTCATACATGCGCGCCACGAATCGGGCGCCCATGCGTCGAGCGAAAGCCCGCGGCCTCGGCTGGCCTTTAGGATCTCCGCGGATGTAGAACCTTAGCTCCGCGGGTAATTCCGTGGATCGTGCGCCAGACGACGGAAGAGGTGGAATCGGTAGCTCGGGCGATTTCATCGTATGTGTAGCCAGCGGCGCGCAGCCGCATTATCTCGTTTTTCTGGGACTGGGTTAGTTCACGCCGCCGGCCCTGGGTTTTAGGCGTGGCGCGGATAGCGTCTGAAATGTCGAACAGCAGGGCATTCCGCGGGCAGTGCTTTTCGAGCAGGAACTCGATTCTGCGCATCGTCTCGCTGACGTTCATATGTTGATCCCTTTCCTGGCTGCGATCAGCCGCGTCCGCTCGATCGGCGAGACATACATTTTGCGCAGCTGCATGCGGGTGATGTTTTTGTAAACCTTAGCCAGCGATACGTTTTGAGCGTAGGCGACGAGCTTGGGATCGGTGCCATCCAGCACCATCTCGTTAATTGCGGCGTCGCTTGCGCGCAGGTTTCGTTTGTCCGTTTGTGTCATTTCGTGTGAAGGTGGAGTTGAACCATTCGCGATCTCGGCCTATCTCGATGCCAAGGTGAATTCCTAAAAGCAGAGCAAGCAGGCCGCCGCCGCCTAGCAAGATCATCGCGCTCGAGATGCTCATCGTCCGGCCTCCGCGAGTTGCGCCTTGAGATCGGCAATGTGCCGGTCCGCGACGGATGCGAGCCGCACTAGCTGCGCGTTCGCCCGGGTAAGCCGTTCATTCGCGATTCGCAGATCGAGATTTTCCCGCTGCAGCCTGTCGATCTCGGCCTGCAGGTCGTCGATTATGATGTGATGCGTTGGCATAGTTCGTTTATTTGTAAGCGGATTTCCTCTGCCAGTTGGTCTCGGGTGATTTCGCTGCCGTATTTGACGATCCGTCGCAGTTCCTGGTCGATGTCGTCGAGCAGCGCCCAGGCGTCTGCGGCGTGCACCGCTCGGATGTGCTCCTCGCGTTCCTCGGGCAGCTGGAATTCAAGCGTGGCTTTCACGGCTGCGCCTCCTTTCGTGCGGCGTCAATAATAGCTCGTGCTTTTAGATTGAGCACCGGATGAAACCGCAATGCCTCGCGGAATTTAGCGGCTCGCAGGTCTGGGTTTAAGATGTAGTGAGGAGCGATAAGTTCATGGCACTTTGCTTCCCACAGACCGCGTTCCTCACGCAGCGCGGCGTTCTCGCGCTCTAGAGTTTCAATGATCGTCCGCAGATGATGCTCTTGGTCGCTCATTGGTTGGCCTCCTTGAACGGATTCTCAATCAATGTCCGAAAATGGGCGGCCTGATGCGCCCGCGCAGCATCCCCCGCAGCAGCCCACGCAGCAGCCCACGCAGCAGCCCACGCAGCAGCCCCCGCAGCAACCCACGCAGCAGCCCCCGCAGCAGCCCCCGCAGCATCCCGCGCAGCAACCCGCGCAGCAACCCCCGCAGCATTCGCAGCATCCCCCGCAGCAACCTCCGCAGCAGCCAGCTCCTGATCAGTAGCGTTGCCAGTCGCATACTTTTCGGCGACCACCAATGCGTTTTTGCTCCGGTCGTCGGTAAGCAAGTCGAAGACCTTCCGACCGTCAGCGAGCGGTGTATCTCGCACGCACCAGACCGCGAACAGTCGCAGGGTTTTATCGTCGGGAGTGCAGCCGGTTTTTTCCGCCATCCACAACAGCCAATCGACTCGCGGACAATTATCCCAAACAGCAGCCATGTCGGGCTGCGTCAGAGCATACTTTCGACCGTGGGAGCACGCATTGGTCATGTCGCAAAACTGTTCAGGGGTTAAGTTGAGTAGTGTGTTGTTCATAGCTTTGCCTCCTTCCTCGCCGCATCGATGGCGGCGCGAACATCTGCGATGTCTCCGTCATTGCACCACAGATCGTGTATGGTGTTTAACCGCTTGTCTGGCGACTGCTCAAGCCAGTCGATACGCAGTTGGTCAGCTCGTAGTCGAGCAATCTCCCGCTCGAAGAACTCCACACGGACCTTGAGGTGATTAATCTCCTCGCACGCAATCCGCAGGTGATTGCGTTTTGCCTCAACCTCGTACTCCAGTTGCCTTCTGAGGTCGATGCACTCTGCAATGTACCAGTCGAGGTCGCGCTGGTTTGGTTTCGTCGTTGGGAGTGTCATTTTGTCTAACGCCTTCGCGTGTCGATTGGCCTCGGCGATCAGGTGGTCGCTCACGTTGGCGTTCCCCCTTGGTTGAGGTGTTGACGCATTATGGCGTCGGCTCCCCATTGTTTTTCTAGTTTTTCGCGTAGTGCAGAAGCTCGAAAGGACATCTCGTCTACGTTTACCCCCATCATCTCAAGAAATGCTAAAACCTGCTCTGGCGTCATCGCATCTACAGCATTCTGAATTTTTGCTGTTTCGACATCTTCGCAAGCACTCTCTAATTGTTCCATTGCGCGCTTAGTTTTTTCAAACGCACGCGCACGGGTGGTGGTTGTCAGTTCGTCCCAGCAGCGGATAGCGTGACGGGCGCGCACTTTCAGCAAAAGAACTGGATCAGTGGGTCCGCCCATCGTGTCATTATCGGATGTTTCGTCAGATTGGTCTTCGCTCATAAATTACGCTTTTAGTTGTTCAATTATTCGGCGCAGTTCCTCATTGTCCTCCTCGAGCACTCTTTTCTCTTCGGTTAGTTCAGAGATTTGGTTGCTCAAACTGTTGATCTGTTCGTCGAGGTCCGAGATGATGTTCAGCAGATTGGTGAAACTTATTGTGATGTCGGAAGCGGCTTGTTCGGCCAATTCAATTTCACGGTCCTGCGATGCGTTTGTATTTTTCATTTCTTTGCCTCCTTCATTGCGCGGCGAATGGCTTTGCGCAGGTCGCAACCATCAAACCAAACCGGCTGGCCATCCACGTTCAGCCAAATCGTGTTTGAATCGAGCAGTTCCTTGTCCTCCCGCAGCGCGGCGTTCTCGCGCTCTAGTTCGCGAGCGAAATTGATGTGGACAAAATCCCCGCGCTTTTGGGCGTCCGTTCTCGGTGTATCGCTCACGGCTGCGCCTCCTTTCGATACCACGCCGGCACGCCGAGCTCGCGCACGACCGGGTCGATGTTAGGCCATGTGTCGCTGTCAATGCATCGCTTGAGATCGCGCAGATCCGCAACGGTCTCGTCCTGGCCGAGTGCCACGGCATCGTCGGTGAGCTTGAACACGGCCACACCAAACGGCTCGCACTTTTCGACCACGATGAACACGAAGTCGAAGACCGGCTTGGCCCAGAGTTCACTGATCAGCGGAAGGTAAAAGCCGGCCTGGCGATGGTAGCCGAATCGGAACACGGCCCGCTCGAAGTTGCTGAACGTCTCGTCGTCCAGGCTCTCGACCGTCTTGAGATCGGCGACGTAAGGCCGGCCCTCCGTGAGTTCGCAGCCGTCTGGATTAAACCAGTCGGTGCGGCACTGCAGCGTCAGGCTGCCGCCCGTTCGCCACGTCGCCTCGGGCACGCCCCGGGCCAGCAGCTGCTCGGCCAATGGATTCTGGCGTACGGCATCGGTCAGCTTTAGCACCGTCGCGGCCTCATCCTGGTCAATGATGATCTTGCCGGCGTGAAGCTGCTCGAACTGCGCCCACTTCTCCTTACCCTCTTTCGTGCGCCGGTCGATGCCATCGGGCTTAACTGCGTAGCGCTTGGCCCACTCGTCCGGCTCTAGCAAAGAGCAGTGCCCAGCGGATCCGACGCGGAAGGCCGCGCTCGGCTCCTCGGCATCGATTGTCTTGGCGATATACTTCTTGTGGTAGAGCGCCGGACGCCGGCGGAAGCACTCGAGCTTCGAGTGCGAGATCGCCGGGTTCGCATGGTACTCGGCTGATGATTCCTGGATCATGGCGTCTCCTCCCGCAGATCGAGCTCGTGCAACTTGTACGCGATCTCAGACAGAATGAGCTCGGAAGCACTGATGGTGCGGTAGGCTTCCCAGTAATGCCGCGCCGCGATCTGATCGGCTCCATCTGAAATCCCAGTCAGCACTTGCTGCAGCTGCTGCATCATCACGGCCCGCTCGGCGATGTCCACCGAATCGGCAACGCTGTTTTTCTTCGCGACCATTTAGGATCCCTCCTGCAGCGGTAGCTTCGTCTGCTCGAAGTCCACGATGTCATCGCTCTCGTCCTTAAACTTCGCGGACCAAGTGAGCCGCACCGCGACCTTAGTGCTCGGCGCCATCGCGTCCCACTCAATCAGCGCGTTCACCTTGCAGGTTGGCTCGACCGCATCGGTGTCGTCCTCGAATGAGTCAGTTGCGGCCTTGAGGATCTGCGGGTAGCGCGTCTCGAGCAGTGAGCGGAACTGCTCAACGATCGAGGATAGCACGCGCTCGCGGCGTTCGTCGGCGCTCATGATTTCACCCCTTTTTTATTTCGCGCCGAAAGCATCGCATCAGCGAAGATGTAAGCAACGCTCGCATATTTCGTTAAATCTCTATCAAACGAATGTCGTTTTATAATAAATCCAGTTAATGCTGCCGCGGCGAAGTAATCGCGTAGGCTCATGCCATGCTGAAACGGATAGTCTTCGTGCGCATGCGGAAACGCTGGTCCGCCGTCTTCGTGCTTTTTCATGCTGCACCTCCGATTTGGCTGGAAAGGCCGCCGGCCACCTTGGCCTCGAGCGGCGTGACATTGATCGGCTCGGCCGGAATGTCGCGGACCTCCTCGACGGTGCGCAGACCCTTGAGCACATCGCCGAAGAGATCCCGCAAGACGTAACCCCGGGCGCGAAAGCGGAGCATGCGTTTAGGGTAGTCAGTCCACGGGCCCGACTTTCCCCAGAGCTTCGCCCGCTTCGCGTCGCTGATCGTGAATGTTTCGATTGCCGTCTGGTCGCCCTGGCGCACCGCGGTTACCCGGTAGCCGTGCCCATCGGTACCAGGCTCGCCAACCTCCTCCTCCTTGTAGGAGACCAGCAGCCCGGAGCCGCGGACAAGCGCCAGCGCCGCGTCGCCGTAGATCGCCGGCCGGCCGTTAATCACTGCCGTATTCTGGAGTGCCGCCATCGGCGAGAGCCCGATCTCGGCGCCCAGCTGGATCGCCACCAGGACTGCCTCGGGCTTTTCCATGCCTCGCGGAGCGAAGCCGCTTGCGCATATCGCGTTCGCGAATCGGTAGGCGTCCTCGAGGCTCGCCAGTTTAACGCCCGAATCCCCGAAGGTGATAGGCGATTTATTCGCAGTGGCCTTAACCACCGCCGCGTCGGTTTCGTGTGTAGTGCTCATGGTGCAATTATGATTTCCTTGTGCGTTCGTGTATTAACTCCTGATGTAATCTTTTAATCGTTTGTAAGAGAAAAGATCGGTTACATGTATGCAGGTTTTCAGGGAGACCGCCGTTGCGTTCAGCTAGAATCTTATTCGCTGCTTCTTTGACCAATCTTCCCGTGTTTTTCTTGATATGATAAGGCCCAGTATCGCTGGTCTGCCACGTTTTCATTTTTTAGGGGACTGATTTCCTGCATTTCAGTCCCTTTATCATGTAACTCATGATCAAAAAGGAACTTGCTCGGTTGTGTTGATGTCATCCTTAAGAACCAGCTTGCCGGCCGGCAGAGTTCCGCGGCCCTGGTGAACGATGGTTCGCGCCGCATTTCGAAGCAGCAGATCCTCCGCCCGTGGCGGAAATGGCGTTCCGTCGGTGCGCAGCCTGGGCTCGGGCTCCTGCGCGTACCATTCAATGCTCTTGGCGCCCAAATCCGCGAGCGGTCGGCCTTTGTTCTTTCCAAAGTGCACCTGGACGGCGCCCGGGTTCTCGATGATCTCGTCCGGCGGCGGGATCTCCTTGGGCCCAAATGTGGCCGCCTTAGAAGCAGCTGCTGGTGCAGCCGGCTTGGTTCCTTGCGTGAGAGCCGAGCGGATCGCCCGGATCTCGAGGAGGAGTTCTGTGAACTGTTCGGTTGTCATATCAATAGCCGTCGCGTCGGAGTTGCTCGATCAGTTTGCGTTCGTAGGTTGAAACGTAGATCGACTTGAAGCCTAGATCCCACGCGAGCCTATAAGCCCACGAGACAGAGATGCCAGCGTCATGCGCGAATTCCTTGGGCGTCTTTCCTTTACGCAGCGCCGAGTCGAGTTGCGTGCGAATATCGTAGAGTCGGATGTCGCAGTTCATGTCAGTTTGAACTCAACTTGAGACTTTGCCATCTTTAGATTGGCGCACGCCTGTTTAAAATAACTCTCCTTCAACTCGGACCCGACAAAGCGACGCCCCATCTTCAAAGCCTGATAGCCCTCGCTGCCAATTCCGGCAAAAGGAGAATAGACGAGATCTTCGGGATTAGTCCAAAGCGCCACCGCCCTCTCGATCACGTCAAGTTGGAGCGGGCAAATGTGCTTCTCGTCGGCGTGATCTCGCGCGCCCTCTCCGTTCAAGACGCGGCCTTGATCGACCGTCATCCATACCGGCGACGCAACCTCCTGCCACCAATCAACCGGGAAGGATGCAGGATCTTTTGTGACCGGCCTCGGATTTTCGCCCGGCTTGCGAAACACAAGGAGATAGTCGGCGCAGCCAACTCGCGAATCGCAGGAATCAGCTTTCAGCGTTTTGTAAAGCAGACCATGCGCCTTCGTGCGTTGCATCTCGGTAACGGGCGATTTCCAAATGCAGATCCTAGAGTGAAATAGGAACCCGTGACGCCAAAACGCGCGAATGATTTCGCCGCTGAAGTCCTGAAACTGGATCTTTCCGTGCTTCCATTTGGTAGAAAGCAGATCGACGCAATGGACTGCCACCTCGCGTCCCGGAACCATTATCCTCGCGATCTCTTCGATCAGGATCTCGAAGTGCTTGGTGAACTCGGACAAGTCCGAACAGTTGCCCATGTCCTGAAGGTCATCGGAATAGGTGAACAGATCGGCAAATGGCGGCGAAAAGACGGAGAAATCGACCGACTCGCTCGGCAGCGATTTAGCGACGCGCACGCAGTCTCCGTGATAAAGCCTCCAACTTTCGCCTTCGGCCTGAGATACCTCCTTCCGGACTGAGAGCTCCTTGATCCTGTTCTCGGCGAAGACTGCCGAAGCCTGCTTCATCTGTTGCTGCATATTCTGGTGTTGTTCTATCTTGCGGTTGATCGCCTGAAGGATTGCGCCCTCGGTTCGCGCTTGAATTATGTGAGCGTTGACTTCGTGTTTTTGCCCGAACCGATAGGAGCGGCGTAACGCTTGGTAAAAATCCTCGAACGAGTAGCTCAGACCGACGAACGCGACATTGCGGCAATGCTGCCAGTTTAGTCCGTAGCCAGCGATGCCCGGCTTCGTGATGATTACTCTCGACCGTCCTTCGGTGAAGTCGGCGAGCTTGCGCTCCTTTTGCGCTGAGGTCTCGCTGCCGCGCACCTCCGTTGCGTCGGGTATCGCAGCAGTGAGCTTCTCCGCTTCATCGTTGGTATTGCACCAAACGATCCATGGTTCGCTCGATCCGTTGACGAGTTGAGCGACACGCTCCGCTCGAGCCTGACTAGTCATCCGCATCTCGCGATGGATCGTCGTTGCCGAGAGCGTTGCGTGACGGAATAGCTCCTCACCCGAGTCGTCGCGCTCATCGACATCGACTATCTCGGTATGCATGCGAAGCGCTGGGAGATTATATTCGTCGTCAGGAAATCCGATGTCGCTCGGCTTTGATACGCAGCAGGCCCACGACGCCACCCAATGCCAAAACTGTTTCTCGGCGTGTTTTTTGAGCCGCCAGTCTCCCGTGTTAAAAGTATCGTTGACGAAGAACGTCGCGAGCATTTGAGCAGGCGAGCACACTCCGAGAAAAGCCGCGTGCTGACCAAACTCCGTATAGTCATTAGGCGATGGCGTGGCCGTGCAGCATAGCCGATAAGGCGTCTGCGCGAAGGCCTCGGTGAGCATAATCCGAGTCTTACCGGTGAATGCCTTGAGAATTGAGCTCTCATCGAGCACGACTCCGGAAAACGCCGCAGGATCGAAGTGCTCGAGCTTCTCGTAGTTGGTAATCCAAACTCCAGCGCCTGCGATGTCATCGCGTGACGATGCGACCTTGGCGAGGATGCCGAACTTAGCAGCCTCATTTGCCGTCTGGTGTGCGACCGCAAGCGGCGTCAGGATCAAAACCGGAGCGTTAGTATGGTGCGAGACCTGCCTCGCCCACTCGAGTTGCTGCGCGGTTTTGCCTAAGCCGCAGTCCTCGAAGAGCGCGGCGCGGCCATTCTTAACCGCCCATCGCACGACGCTCTTCTGCCAGTTGAACAAAGGCGCTTTGATCTCGAGCGGATCGAATCCCGACGGCCGAATCGTGCGCGATTTTTGAGCGATGAAGTCATCGTAGTTCACCGCGCACCTCCCGCAAGCCTCGCGACCTTTGCGCCGTAACTGACCGTCGCCGCCTTGCGTGCGCCCGCCGGACCGCCGTTGTGAATCCGCGCCAGCGTCTCAACATCGCCCGCGGCCCATGCTTTCGGCGCATAGCGTTGCAAGTAGGCGCTGACGACGCGGCGAGCGAAGCCGAGGTCAACCACCTGCTCGTAACTGCCGGCCACGCGAGAGTCGGCGAAGTAAGCGCGGCTGATCTGCAGCGGACCGAGTGAGCGCCCGCCGTCGCCTTCGATCGCGCCCAGCCGGCCGGATGTCTCGACCTGGTGCAGCGCAGCCCAGAATGACGCTGGCGGAGCCGCGTGAGCGGCAGCGGCCAGGGTGAGGAGTAGGAGGAGCCGCTTCATGATGCGACCTCCGCCTGGACCGTCTCTAGGATCGCCCGCATCGCGGAGCTCTTGAAGTGAGCCAGAGCGGCGTCGAAGTTCTGAAACGCTTTTGAGCGCTTGGTGCGCCGGCTTCCGGCGTTCATGCAGACCGCGGAGATAAACGAAGGATTAACGCTAACGAAGGCCTCGGTCTTGCCGCAACTAGCAGTGAAATAGACCGCGCCGTTGATCGCCTCTTTGCTCGTGATTTGGATTGTCATCGTGTGTTCTGGTCTCGGCCTTGATTGGCTCCGACGCACATAACTTAGCCGATCGCCCTAGTGCGTGTGAAGAAAAATCTGACGGTGCTAACGCAAGTTGCGCAGCAGCAGCGGCTTATCGCGCAAGATAGTTTGACGGCGCTTCTGGCTGGTTTTGGTTTTGGAAGTTGGGTGAATACACCCAAAATGTGCGTTTCACGCGGGTCGCCAAACCGGCGCAGCGCAACTCGCTGCAATAGATTCCTTTACATGCGCACCGGGTGCCGGGCATCGCTGCACTCTGACCTCGAGTCTGACCTTGAGTCTGACCACCAGCAGCTGCGTGCCGCGAGATCCTCCGTCCTTTCGCGTTTAGCGCGATCGCTCGAGCGGTGCGTCGCGTGAGTCGTCAAGGATTCGTTGACCGCTTAAACGCGATTGCGCGGCTGGTTTTCGCCGGCGGATCTCTCGTGGCGTGCTCGGCGATCGGCCTGGTCGGTTGGCAGGATAGCCCGGCGCCGATCGGTCCGGTGCACTAGCGCGAGCACTCTGGCTGCCAGCGGTGCGTAGGTCGCCACCTTTGTCGCGATGAGCCACCGGGTGCAGCTGCTTACTTCGCCCGGAAAAACACATACCCCCCCCTCTTGTTTTCGCGAACGGCCGATTCCGTGAATAACCCCACCCCTCATTTGTTTTTAACGTCGCCCCCGATCTTTTCCGATACGCCATCGATCCACCAGTGTGCCTGCGGCCTAGACAGATTGCGCCCGTTGCGCGGTCGGTACATCTTGAAGCGTGCGCAGCCGTCAGCCTCCGCCCGACGCAGCAGCTTGGCCGCGGTCCACGGCATTCTGCCGATGCGTGCCGCCCACTCGTCGGTAGTGAGCCAGCCTGCGGGCGCATGGCCGAGCTCGTGCTGCGCCTCGACGAAGCGCGCAGCCCAGTCAGTACGTCTTGAAACTGACCGGAGCGACGAACCGGCCGTCGATCTTGCGGATCTGGTTAAGCGTGTATGTGCCGTCATCGTGTAGGATTCCGCTGGCCCAGCCTTGGCCCCAGCGCAATTTGCCCGTCTTGGCGTTGATGTATTCCATATCGCGCACGCAGAGACAGCCGATCGATCGAGATTCGCATGGCTCGAGCGACGGTATCGCGGCCGTCTCGATCGTGTGCGTATGACCGAAAATCACGTTCCGATAGACGTTCGCATGCGCCCTGGTAGCGCCGACGCCGGCATGGTAGCCGTGCACGACGCGAAGCTCGCCCAGCCGGAGGACGCCTAGCGCAGCATCATAAGGCAGCATCGTCGCCCGACACTTGCGCATGAGTGCCTGGACACGCTTGATGCCGTCCTGGGCGTAATCGCGCAGCAGCCCGGTCGCTGATCCCGCGAAGTGCCAGAGTCGCTCGTCGTGATTCCCGCGGAGAAAGTGGTTTTCTTTCCCGTGCTCGAAGAATCGCGCTAGGAACTCGCTGCCTTTGTCCCAGTCATCGACCAGGCTGGCCGCTTTCTCGTCATCGCTCGCACCCCGCCGCAAATTTCGGAAGTCCCAGGCATCGCCGGCATGCACGCGGATCTCTGGCTGCCAGTCCTCGAGGAACGCGAAGAGAGCCTTCGCCACCTGCTCGTCGAGCATGTCGCCGTGCGAATCCGCGACGACGACGAACCGTTTAGATCTTGCCGCCACGGGCTTCGCGCCGCCAGCGCCAGAGAAGATAGGCGATGCCCAGCAGCGAGCCGATCATTCCGACGATCTGGTTAGCTTGTGCCACGACCGTGGCCGATACAGTCGGTGCTGCAGCCGCGATGATGTCGCCTGGTTTCAAGGAGTTCATGCGTTTTTCCGCATGCGGACGGCCATGCGGTCGCCGAACCACCAGCCGATCGCGTTGAATGCCGCGAATTGGATCTCGCTGATCATGCCGGCCTGTTCAGTCTGGGTCACCTGAAAGAAGACGACGGCGACAAGCAGCAGCAGCAGCAAAGTGATTGCCGGCCGAAAGAGCGTGATCACCGCTGCAGCCCAGCCCGGTGTCGATGACGGCGCCGCCGAGGCATTCTGCGATGCGGTGAAAGCGTCCCAGGCTGCCTTTTCTGCCGCGATGCCGGCCATGACCTTGGCCTCCTCGAGCTTGCGCGTGTGCTCGCGGCCGGCGCGGAATTCCTCGAAGAATCCGTTAGCTATGCGCAGCAGGATGCCGGCAGCGCCTCCGCCCATTGCACTGGCGAGCCACTCGAGCATTAGGCGAACGCCAAGATCAGCGCAATCAACGCAGCCCCGCCCGCGCAGATCGCGATCACCAGCAGGTCGAGATTATCCAGCCTTGGCCTTTTCATCTGGCTTGATGGCTTCCTGCACGACGCGGAATGCGCGCTCGAGCAGATCGTGATCGGCCCTGGTCCCGCGGAACTGCTGCAGTGCCTGGGCGAGTACTTCGAGACCTTGCTGCGGAGTTATCGTGTCCATGTGTAAACTCTTAGACCCGGGTGAGACCGAGATTCAAGCAAATGCAGTCAAGCTGGTACTGCTCGTCGTCCGCATCCTCGGCCCATCCGTCCCATTGGGCCAAGCTCATGTCCACGTTGCCATTCTTGAGCATCGTCACCACCTCCTCCGTGTAGCTCTCGGTGATGGTCGGGTTGCCCTGCGCGGGAACCACGTTGCCGTCAGCGTCCACGCTCTCGGGAACATAGGCGGGATTGGGCACTTCGCGGGTCTTCTCGACCTCGGTGACGTTCTCAAGTTGGTAAAAGAAACTTGGCGGTGGCCCGAGGGTGATGGAGCGGATGTAGAGAACATTCGCCGTGCTGGGAAAAACGGAGACGGGGACGATGTTGGTTTGCATGAGGATTAAAAGATTACCAAGTGGCGATAGCTACGCGCTTCCAAGTGTTAGCAGCCGTGCAGACGTAAATGTAGCTGGCGTCCCAACGAATTGTTCCAGCAGTTCCAGTAGCCGAAGCAGATGCCGGCGTAGAAGCCGTTCCGCCTTGAGTTGCAATGGTTCCCGCAAATGCTGAACCGGTGCTATCAACCGACAAATAGATTGTTGATCCAGCTTGGTTGCGAACGTTAAAGTAGTTCGCATCAACAGAAACGTTATTTCCGTACCAAATGCCGTTTCCACTTCCGGTTGCGCGGAGATAGAAGCTAGTTCCACCTCCGACGTAGAAGTAGTTTCCGGCTAACGTCGCGTTCTGACTGGTGTCGAGCGTCAGGGCGAGCGTGTTATTGGTATTAAATTGAAGGTCTTTTGCCGTCTTTGTGTTGATTACTCCAACGCCAGAAGTTGTGTAAATTTCAAGGGTTGAGGAGCCATTTTCCCGCAATGCAAGGAGAGGCAAACTTCCGCCAAGATGATCGATAACAACTCGACCAGCCGAAATACGGTAAAGGCTCGTATCCGTCCCAAACCCTATTCCGCCCGCGCTCGTCGTGTGGGTGGCGAGTTGGAGCTTGCCGTTGCCGGAGTCGGTCGTCGTGCCGAGGAGGAGGTTGCCGGTGGTACTTCCCAGCTTCAGCAACGTGTTTCCTGCTGGGTAGGAGTAAAACTCAAAATCCTCGCCTACGGCGTTAATTCCAACTCCCACGGCCCACTTTAGCGCACCAGCGGTCAACCAATAAAAGTTTGAGTTTGAAGACGTGTTAAGGCGATTGAGCAGAATTGCAACAGTTCCAGATGCGTCTCCGATTTGGACCAAGTTTCCGCTGCCGTTGACCGTTAGGATTTTTGATCCGTTCAGCGTTAGATTGGAAGCAAACGTACTCGTCCCCGTCCCGCTGACGGTGAGATTGCCGGTAAACTCGCCGCTCTTCGCCTTGAAGCTGGCCCAATCGCTTCCATCCGCCAACTGCGCCGTGAGCGTTCCACCGCTGGGAGCAATCATCGGGAAGGACGACGTGGTGCCGCCCAGCTTTAGCGTTTTGGAGGATGCAAGAACTACGTCACCTGCAAAGCTGCTCGTTCCCGTCCCGCTGACAGTGAGGTTGCCGCCGAAGGTGCCAGCGCCCGAAAGATTTACGCTGGTGCCAGTGGCCGCGCCGATATTGGGCGTAGTGAGTGTCGGCGTGTTCGCAAATACCAGCGCGCCGGTGCCCGTCTCGTCGGTAACTGCCGATGCAAGATTTGCGCTGCTGGGCGTCGCCAGGAAGGTCGCGACGTTCGTGCCAAGACCAGAAACGCCGGTTGAGATCGGAAGCCCGGTGCAGCTTGAAAGCGTGCCGCTCTGAGGCGTGCCCAGGATCGGCGTCGTTAGCGTCGGGCTCGTGGACAAGACGACAGAGCCGGATCCGGTGGAGCTCGTGACACCCGTGCCGCCGTTGGCTACCGGCAGCGTACCGCTAAAGCCGATGCTGATAGAGCCGTCGCCGTTGGTAACCGCGATGTTGCTGCCGGCAGTAATGCGGGCGTTCTTCCAGAGATCGTTTGTCTGGTCGTAAATCAGTGTCTGTCCCGCGAGCTTTGGCGCGTTGATCTGGACGTCGTGGATCTCGTCGAGCTCGTAGCCGTTCTGCACGCGGACGTAGAGTTCGCCGTTGCCCGCATTGGCACGCTCGACGATTCCGACATAGACGAGATGGTTCGGCGCGTAGGGCTTCGTCGCCGTAACGCTGCCCGGAGTCGCTCCGAGATAGAGCGTGTCGCCGTCGTTGTAAGCGCCAAGATTCAATCCATCGACCACACCTACGCAGGTCACCGTGCCGGTGCCATTTGCGGCGATGCTGGTGTCAGAGACGACGCCGAAGGTTTTCGCGCTGGTCGCGTCGCTGGTATTGTACGCCAGCTTGACCGATGCGAAGCCACCGGTCGCGCCGAATAGGTAAACGACCTGGCCCTTAGTGATCGCGACGCTCTCGGCGTTTTTAACCGTGGCGGTCAGGGTTTTCTGGGCGCCGCTTGCGTCGATCGTGATCGATCCGGATCCGTTCGTGACGGTAATGCCCGTGCCGGCAGTCAGCGTCGATTTCGTGAAGCCGGTGCCATTGCCGATCAGCAGTTCGCCGTTGGCCGCCGTCCCCAGCGCCGACGTTGGCACCGGGTTGGCCGAGTAGAACTGCGCCGCGGTCGGGGTCGTAAGCGTGTTTACGTTATTGACCGTAACGAAGCGGCCGCCGGTCGGGCTGGCGCTCTCGGTATTCTGGGTGTCGCTGATCGCTCGGTAGCGGACGGGCGTCCAGAACATCGCCCGCGTGATCTCGTTACCGCTGGGATCCGTGACTCGCAGCTGCTGCCAGAGATTGGTCACCGGGTACGCCTGGCCGACGCGCTTGGTGTTCAGCAAGCCCACCAGGTCGTAAGAGTTGAGCGGGAGGACGACGCTCCACCCGCCAGTGATCGGTGTCGCATTGCCGGTCGTGGCCGCCGGCGAAAAGTCCCCGGCGACGGCATCAGAGAGCGCCCAGGTCAGCGAGTAGGACGCATTGCCGGCCCAGCTGGGCCAGACGTTCGTGTTGTCCGTGAAGTAGAAATTGAACGTCGGCGTGTCACCCAGAACAAGCTCGGGCACGGTGGCCGCGGTCATGTCCTGCTGGCCGGTCACGACGGCATCGGCAGGCGACAGTGCGTTGATGTTAAGGTAAACGTCGTTGCGGGCCATTTGTCAGAGGGTGTTACGTCAAGTTCTCGGCAGGACGCCGGTTGTCTGGAGATCCGTGATCAGCGCGGCGACCCGTTCCGCCAGTTGCGCGGTCGTAACCGTTCCAGTCGCGAATGTGGTGCGCGTTAGCGTGCCGGTCGGAGCGCCGTAGCTGTTCGGGCTTTTAAGCGGTAGCGCCAGGGTGAACTGATCAGGATTCTGCAGTAGCACCTGGTCGGTAGCATTCGTGCCCGGGGCCACCAGCCGCAGATTCATCGCGTAGAGCCGATTAACGATCATTACGAGATCGTCCGCGGCCGCTGGGTAGCGCTGCCGCCACTCGAGCAATGAATCCCCGACAAGCGGAACTGGCGCGTTCTTAGCCATCAGAGATTGTCCACGTTGATCTGGATGAAGCGCTGGCGGAACATCGGGCTTGGCTCGGTCGGCCAAGCAGTAACGGGCTCGGCATCGTAATTTTGAAAGCCGGTCGCGCTTCCAGCGATCAGATTGAGCAGCTGCGTGTCATTGATGGCGACATCTGGCACTGGTATGTCGGCGCCGCTGCTGATTCCTGGCGTGACTCCCGGCAGGTAGAACTTGTCGATCAGTTTAGTAAGTGCTCGATCGGTGCCAGGTGTGTAGGTGCGCAGCAGCGTGCGATAATGCGTCGCCGTCGTTATGGTCGTCAGAGCCCATGCGAACGTAAAGTTGTCCGAATCGACGATTGAATTGACCGTTACGGCCGTCCCTCCGCCAGTGGATTGAGTGATGCGGATCGACGCAGCGTTGGATAAACTGTGGCTGGTTTTGTTTACGTTAGGAGACGAGCGCGCAAGCTGCAGTGATGCGATGTTTGTGCTACCTCCGCCGTTTGTGCTCGAATTAACCGCCGGTGTTACTGATGCAGTGTTCCATGTGAAATCTGACCCGGTGAAGCTGAAAGCACCAGTTGCTTTAGTCAGAGTAAGCACGCCAGCGCTAGTTAAAGTGCTGGATGCTGAAACAGTGAATCCATCAGCGATAACCGACGCCAGTCCATTTACTGCAGCTGCAATCGTTGCATCCGAAGCCGTAGTGTTTATTGCAGCAGTTGTGCTGGTTTTGTAAGTTATGGTAAACGTTCCTCCGGTCGGGTACCATGTGAACGTCGCAGCGATCACGGCGCTAAACACGTTTGCGGTCGTATTCGACGAGGTTGAATCCACCCACGCTGATCCGTATGCGTTCGTCGGGAACGCCGGCTTCGTGATCACCAGCGACGAATAATCTACCTGATCGCCTGGCACCTTGCAGTAAGTGCGCGTGTAACGTCCAAGTCCGCCTTCCACCGTCATCTCGCTTTCGGTCAGCAGGTACTGCGTATTGTCCGCCGGATCCGTGCTCAGAGCCGCGGCCGGCGTGTAGCTGGACGGCACGACGACGTAGCTGCGCACCGTGCCCTTTGTGGTCGTGTCCTTAGTCGGCGCGTTGATAAACGGGTAGAACACGCGCGCCGGGCCATCTTGGATCGCGTTGGTAAAGTTGCCGTCTTGGTACGCCATGATGATTTACTTTCCGAAGCCGGCCTTGAGGAGCCGCTGGTTAATGTCGCTTAGCTGCTGGTTATTCTCGCGCTGCACGTCGGCTGTGGAGCGCGTGTCCTCGACGAAGCGCTGCACCATAGACTCGAAAATCATTGGATCGCCGGCGAAGCTAGAACGAGCGCGTTCCAATCCAAAGGTTCTGACTGAGTATTCTAGCTCGGATCTTTGCGCTAGGATCTTCCTGATATTCTCGTTTTCGGTCCTGAGCCGGGCGGCCTCGCCCATCTCGAATCCTCGAACTGCACCAAACGGGTCGGCCATTGCACCGCGGGCGCGCCTCTCGGCCTCTACGGCTGCCGCCTCGTTGCGATTGAGGATCTCGCGCAGCGTTGCGGTGCTTGCATCATTGAACGTGCCACCGCCACGAATAGGGCCAAGCACCCGGTTTTTCTGTACCTCGGCCTGCACTGCGCGTTCAGTTTGATCGGCGGTCTCCTTCGCGATGTCAGCGCGGACCTTGGCAAGCTGGTTGCCCTTCTCTAACAGCTGAATCTCGACATCGGTAGTCTCGAGCCCGTCAGCCTTAACCTTGCGGAATTCGCGCTCGAGCTCGTACATCTCGCGCTGCAGAATCACCTCCTGCTCGGTGGCGGTCAGTGCGTCGAATTTGAGCTTCCTGAGCTTCTCCCTGGCGGCGAGGGTCTCGTCGATGGCCTTGAATTCGGCCTCGACCGCGGCCTCGTTCTCCTTGGCGAGCTTCTCCTGGTCCTTGCGGTTCTCTGCGATCATCTCCGCCCGGGTCTTCTCGAGCTGGCCCTGTAGCTCGATCCCCTTGACCGTGCGTTCGCCGACGCGGGCGATCTCTTCCTTGATCGCCAGTTCGCGCTGCATGAGCAGGAAGACCTTGCCGACCTCGTCGGCATTCTTCATCGCCGCCTCGATGCGGGCGTCAGCCAGGCGCCGTTCGGCCTCGCGGATCTTCTCCGGGTCGTTAGCCTCGCGGGCCTTGGCGAGACGCTTCTCGGCCTCCTCGGCGGCCTTGGCGGCGCGTTCAGCGAAGACCTCCTGCGCCTCGGTAACGCCGCGAACGCGGTTGATCAGCTTTCCGATCTCGTCGCCGATCATCGTGTAGCCGGAGAGGATGAACGTCGCGGAATCGGCTCCGAATTGCTTCGCCTGGTCGAATGCGTCGCCCAGCTTGGCGACGGATGCCGTGGCGTAGTCCAACGGCCGGCCGAGTCGCTCTGATTCCTCGCGGAGCTTCTGCGCGTTCTCGGTGGCGAGCATGAAGCCACGGATCAGCGTCGTTCCGATGCCGACCGCGGTGAGGTTTTTCCAAACGCTAGATTCGCCAAAGGTATCGCCCAGCGTGCGCTTCAGCGCCTTGCCCTCTTCGCCAGCCTGGCGCAGACCGGCGGCGAGCTCGTCGGTCTTAGCAAAGAAACGGAATCCAACGCCAAATTCGGCCACGGTTAATTTCTCCCGGTTAGCCCGGCGAGGTAATCGCAGGCAATTTTATCGCTCTCATTCGTAAGAGCAGTGCCGTAAACCCTACGGCTCGCGAGACGGATCAGCTGCCACAAACGCGCCAGCGGCATGTCCAGCATCTCGTCGGTCGTGATCTGGAAGCCACCGGCGGCGAGCGTGTCAGCCAGATAGGCAGGCATGCCGGCGACGGCTTGGCCCTGCGTCTCGCCGCCCTTTGGTGCGTCCATGAATGCGTCGCGGAGGTATCGGTTGGTATCGGCTGCGAGTTGCTTAGGCTTGGTAGCAAGGTAGCGAATCAGTGCCTGCTGGCGACCGGCGATCCACGGATGGAAGATGCTGCGCGAGTAGAGCGGAGGCTTAGGTAGGTCGGACATCCACCAGACCAGCTGCGCGCAGTGCGATAGGAACTCCTCGTCGGAATCGAAGCGCCAGGGAGCAAAAAAGCCGTTCTGGAGCTCCTCGAGGATGACGACGTCGCGCATCGTCAAGACGCGGACACGGATCCCGGCGATCTCGGTGTGCGTGTGAGCCCATGCCTCCCGACGCACCGAAGCCTCGCGGCGCAGTGCGTCCGCGAAGCCCGGGATCTGCTTGAATTCAAGGACTGCGGACATCACGCCAGCCGGCGCGTGCCGGTCCTCAGTTGATCTTTTCCTGCCAGTTCAGGGTCGCCGTCCAGGGAGCATCTTTCGGCTTCGTGATCGAGACGCTGGTGATGAAGCAGTTCACGTTCGCATTATCGATCGAAGCCACGAACACGCCGGTCGTGCTGTTGTAAGCGGCGGTGGTCGGCTCAACGGTGGTGCTGGCAGCGAACTGAACCTCGGCGGTGCCGTTGCGCGGCTGCTTGAAGCTGATCGCGCCGGACGGGTCGCCGTTCTGGTCCGTGATGTTCACGGTGTTCGCCGGCTTGGTGACTGAAAAGCTGTTCGCCTTGTAGGCGACGCTGTTGATCGTGATGGTGGGCGAGCCACTCGGGAATGTGCCGTCTTGGTAGGGCATGGGAGTCTTTTAATTCTCGGCGGCGTCAACTTGCCGGCCACTGGTCTGGCTTGATGTAGAACTCGAGGTTATAGGTTATCTGCGTGCTGATCTCGTCGTTCTCGGCGTCGCTGAGAGAAACGCAGGATCCCTCGCGCAGCGTGATCACTTGGTAGTAAGGCAGCGTGTTCGAGTTTAGCGCTGCGGTTGCCTGCAGCATGGCCTGCCGGATGTTGCCGCGGATCGTGCCGAGCGATTGCCCGGTGCCATCGCGCCGGGTGGTGCCGATCGCCTGTACGGTGCCGAGTTTGTGCGAGTCGTAATCCTGCGACGTGCCGGCTCGGGTGCCGGTCTGATTCGCATTCGTGCCGGTAATTCCAACGACCAGGGTGATGCGCGGCGTGGTAAGAATCGGCGCGGTGCCGATCAGCACCCGCGGCGTGAGCACTTGCGTCGTTGGCAGCGTATTCTGGAAGTGGGCCTTGAGCGCGTCCTCGATGTTCGTCTCGTAATCGAGCAGTGCGGCGATGGTGCTGGCTGGCATACTAGAAGAACTGCTCGGCAATCGCTTCCTGCTGGGCTTGGAATGGCGTTAGCTTTCCCTCGGCGACCATCTTGCCGATGGTGTCGAAATAGGACCGCATGGCGTTGGTGCGGCCCTTCAGTGCCGCGTTCATGATGCGCTGGGCCTCGTCAGACTTCTTTCCCCAGCCGGTCTGATTATACGCTGCGACAAATGGATTTTCAGCCTTTCGGCCATCTTGGAAGACGCCCTTGCCCGGGTAATGCCTTTTAACCCACTCTGGCGCTCGATCTCCGCCCAGTTCGGTGTAAGCCCGGACCCAGCCAGCCTTGGCGTGGCCGACGTTCGCCTGCGAGGCTAGGATGAGCTCTTTCAGGGTAGCCTGGTCAGGCTTGAGCGTGACCATCTTTGGCCGCGGGTTGCGGTACGCCCGGCCCCGCTTGTCTCGATTCGATCGGTGCAGCCGTTCGTTCGGAATGATTGCTCTGGTCTGCGCGAGCTCGCCCTCGCGGAGCTTGCTCGAGAAGTTCTCCCACGCGATTGGATCGCCGGCACGGATCAGCTTTCGGATGCTCTCATTGCGGAACTTGTTAGGGTCCAGCGGCCGAAAGATCCGCTCGAGGTCGATGCGGACGCGATCCTTGCCCTGGCTGATCGTCTTAGGCGGCGTGAGCCGCATCACATGCTCGAGCAGCAGTTTGCCCTGCACACTGAGCGTACCGATTCCAGGATCCACCAGACCCTCCTTCGCGAGGTCTTGGATCCGCATGAGCCGATAAGCCAGCTCGTTGTCTAGATTCTCGCGGTAATCAAACGAGATCACGAAAGACGCTTGAGCCGTAGCGTGTACCACGGATCACCGGCGGTGTCGGTCGCGTCGATCTTGTCGATGGCGTAGCCTATTCCGCCGTAAGTGATCGTGGCCCGGTTCGCTGGGACCGTCGCGCCCCATTGCGTCTTGCTCGTGCAACAGTCTAGCTCGACGGTCCTGCGCTGCGAGTGATCGTCAAATAGGTAGGTGCTTTCAACCTGATTGAACACGCCGACCAGCCCAGAGGTGGTCACGCCGGCCAGAGACGTGTAAGAAAACGTCTCGCCCATCGTGTCCTCGGCGAATTCGGCCGCCCGCGTGTTCAGATCGTTGAAAGCACTCATCCTAGACTAGCGTGGCGGGGCAATCAGGATGCTTGATGCGGCGGAGCTCGCTGACCGCAGCAAAGATCTCCTTTGGGTTAGCCGGGTAGGTCAGATCGCCTATGTGACTTAGTGCCACCTTGGTGTCGGTGTGGATCTTGCCGCCGAGCTTTCGCCACTCATGGCAAAGCATGTAATCCTCTGAAAGCCAGATAGGATTGCCTGGCTGCACTTCGCGAACGCCCGACTTGAAGTAAGCCCGGGAGGTCTTGAGCGTGTGCACGTCTGGATCGTTCGTCCCCAGGTTGTACTCGGGCGCTAGGCCGGCCTCGCGGATCGCGTCGAATACGCTGCGATGGATCAGCATGAAGCCGGTGCCGGCGTGCACGACCTCGACCAGTCCGCGCTCGTCGATCTTGGCGCCAGCCAGCCCGTTGATCGCGAACTGCGGCACTACGCCTTTTAGAGCGTAAGGTGCAGTTACTACCTTATGGCCGACCATGCCGTGCTGCCAGAGCCGTGCCACGGCCGTGCCAGGGAACACGATGTCGGCGTCGATATAGAGCAGCCAGTTATACTTCGTCGCGAGAAACTTGCAGGCGATCTTGTTTCGCGCCCGGTCAATGTGGCTTTCCTTGTCCAGGAACATGCTCTCGGCCACCAGCGGCTGTAGCTCGACCTCGTGCTGCTCGTTACGCACGCGGATGCGGACATGCAGCAGCGTCTCGTTGTACGATGTCATGAAGCCCATCTTAACGTTGCCGCCGTAGCACGGCGTGCCGATCACGATGCGATCAGCATCGTCGAAGACCATAGGCGCGGGCGCGTCCTCGGTCTGGCTCGAGACCGCTGCGATCTCGGCAGCGTGGTCTGTTAATGCGTTGCCGGCATCAGCCGGCGCGTGTGCTTTTTTGGTGCTCATCAGAATCGTGTGGTGCTCGCGCTTATGTGGCTAACCCAGCCCCCCTTTCGAGGAGCTGGGTAGCACACGATAAACCGGCCGCGAGCGGTGGCCGGGAGTTTATTAGGCGGACTTGACGTGCGCGCCGGCGGTGTTGTCACCGAGCGCCGCGCCGAACATGATGTCAAGCGAAGCCCAGGCTGCACGGCTGGAGAGCGAGCCCCAGGTGTTCAGCTGAACGCTGATGCCGAGATCAGGCAGCGTGATCGTGCGCTGGCCAGCGAGCATCGAGGCGACACCCGGATCGACCATCGGCAGACCGGCCGCGGCGGCGACAGCCTCGGGTCCGACCGCGAAGCCGTAGATGTTCGTGCCGGCACCATCCCAACGGGTGTTGAGAATGATGCCGTCGAAACCATAAGCGCCGGGGCGATAGCTCGAGGAGCCACCGGGGGCGATCTGGAAGTTCTCACCGCTGGTCGGCAGCAGCTGCGCGAAGGCAGTGCCATCGAGGATCAGGTGGCGGAGCGAGGACTTTGCGCAGAAACCCCAGAGGGTCTTCGCATTCGTCGCGGAGAACGAAGCCTGGGCAACGGTAACGTTGCTCGGGAAGTTCGTCGCGGTGATCGGCGCCAGCGCGATGTCGATCAGCTTGTTAGCCAAGACCTGCGCGTTGATCGCGGCGAGCTGCTCGAGGCGGAAGCCCTGGTTGAGCTCCTGGCTCGAGATGTTGTAGCTCTTGGAGTAGTGCTTAACCTGCACCGCGACGTTGGTGACGTTCGTGTCACCCGTCTCGAAGCTGGTGGGATTGGTCTGGACCGCGCCGGCCGCGTTGGCCTTGCGAACCTGAACGTAGGCGTTCTGGTTCATCATGTCGGTCGTGAAGTCCGTGCTGAAAGCGCGGAGGGGAGCCAGGCGGTTGCCCAGCGTCGTCAGGGTAGCCTCGGCGAGAGTGTCGAGGACGAGGGAGGAGCTCAGGGAATTAGCCATGAGAGTAGTAGGTTAGTGGTTATTATTTACGGGCGGAAAAAGCGGAGAAAAGAGCCTCGCGGTTCATCTTGCGAAATGCGCGCTTTTCGGATCCCTCGGGCATCGCCTCATAGGCGGCGAGCATCTCATCGGGGCTCTTGAGCGCGGCGCTCTTGCGGGCCAGCTGCGCGTGCGCGACCTTGACGGGCGCGACACCAAGCTGCCGGGCGTCGAAGGCGGCGAGATCCTCGACCTTGACCTTGAGCTCGTCGCGCTCCTTGGAGAGCTCGGCAACGGCGGCCTCGGCCTTGGCCTTGTCGGCGGTCAGCGTGGCGATAAGGGTGTCTTTCTCGGCCAGCGCGGCCTTGTGGTTCTCAGAGAGCTTGGAGAGCTCGGCAACGTGCTTCTCGGCCTCGGCCTTGAAGGTAGCGATCTCGGAATCCTTGGCAGCGAGAGCGGCGGCGTCAGGCGCGGCGACGGTCTCGGGCTTGGTTTCGGTGGTCATGATGGGAGTCTGTAAAGTCGCGGGCGCGTCAACGGCAGAGAGCAGGCCGTTGGGATTCGCCGCTGGTCGCTGCACCAGATCGGCGGACATCACGTTCGCGATGCGCATGCTGGGCGACGAGCGAAGCGCTCCGCTGGGCGCCGAATCGCCAAGAGCAGCTGAGATCTCGCTCCCATCAGCCAGAACCCAAACTGGCCGATACTCGAGCACGAGCGAGACCCCAAACTGATCGGGCACTTTCTGGGCGAGCTCGACCAGCTTTTCATAAGTGGCGCCCGCCTCGCGCTTGAAACTCTCGAGGAACTCGAAGGACTTGGCCTTGATCTTGTTTCCCTCGCGATAAATGCCGCTGAAAAAGCCGATTTCCTGGCCGAGCCGATCGGATCCGGCGCCGTCGTGCTTCAGATAGGCGCGCAGAGACTTGCCAAGCAGCAGCCGCATCGCGTCATCAATGCTCTTGTCATCGATGTAAAGCCCATGGCCAGCAGCCTCGATCCCGCCAGTGATCAGCGAGACGTTAGCGAAGCCGCTGGCATCAGCGGAGAATTCCTGGAGGCAGACGCGATGGCTCATAATTGGTTCGGAATTCGTCAACTTTCGCGCTCAATCTCGAGCACCTTGCGCTCCGCCCAGGCATAGCCCGGATCGCCGCCCCAGAGCGCCCACGCGATGCGGCCGGCGGACGGATAGCCCGGCTCGCCCGGGTTGAACCCCTCGCCCTGCTTGTCCACCTCGTGCCGGCGGAAAAACGACTTCATGCGAAAGATCGTTTCCGTCGAAAGTGATCTGCCGTTGGAAATGTCGCGTGCACGGGCCACGCCGACTGCAGTGCCTCCGCGGTTAAACTCCTCGCGCCAGCGTAGCCCGCGGGCTGCCTCCTCGCGCATGGCGTCAGTCGGCTCGGTGTTCACCTGCAGCGCAGCCTGGGATAGCGCGGCGGCGTCGCTCGGGATCTGGACCGGCACCGGGATCGGCTCGTTAGCAGTCGGCGACAGATCGCCACGGAGCCCGGGCACCGGCAGCCCGGCATCCTCGAGCGCTTGGTTCTCAGCGGCGCGCCCGGCGATGTGACTCTTGAGATCAATGCCACGCTCGGCGCAGATGTCGCTGAGATTGATGATGCCGGACAAGTAATCCTCGCGCTGGGCGGCGGCATCGCGGCCGAAATCCACGGTCAGCCGTGGCGGCATCGTGAAGGACCATTTCCACCAGTCCGCATTCGCCGGCAGCCGGCCGTTCTTGATCGCCTTTGCGATCGCGTAACCCACTGCGCGCCGGGCAAACGGCTTGAGCAGATCCTGCCGATCCTCGACGCTGCGCATGGCGGTCGAGATCACGAAGCGGGTGTTTGCCCCGCCGAGTGCGCTAATGTCCCAGGCGAGCTCGAACGGCCAGTTAATGCCGGCCATCGCGTTGCGCAGCAGCCGGTCCATGAACTTCTGCCAAGCATCGCCCGGGCGATCATTCTTGAACGCCTCGAGCTTTGAGCCGCTGCCAGCCTTGAAGTGTCGGACCATGCCGCCGAAAAACTCCTTGGCGGCGACATCTTGGCCGGAGAACTGAGCGCCGGAAAGCGCCACGGCTGGGTCGCTGGTGTCTGCCAGCCCGCTTTCGTTGTATTCGATCAGGCCGATGCTCGAGGCGAGTGCGGACGCCATCTTCTCGTAGCCCTGCACCGTGCGGAGATCCTTCAGGTCGAGAATCGCGTGCGCGAAGCCCGGGAGACCGCGGAACTGGTTAATCCACTGCGGCTCGGCCAGCAGCATCATGTCGCGGGCGGTGACGTA